CTCGATCACCGAAGCGGCGAGTTCTGCAGCCGCACCGGGATCCTCGAGCGTGACGACCTTCTCGCCCTGGTCGGCGGCGTAGCCGACCGCGTCAGGGTGGTTGTCGACGGCGCCAGCGTCGGTCAGCGCCTGGATGACTTTCTCCGGACCCTCGATGAGCTGGCCGCACTTGAAGCCGAGGCTCTCGTTGTCCGACAGCGCGCGCGCACGCGCGGATTGGATCTTTGCCATGTTCTACTCCGGGAAGGATGGGAAGCGGCGAACCGAAGTCCGCCGCACTCGCAACGACGCGCGCTTACGTCGCCGAGTTGGCGTACGCCTTGACGGCGCCGCCGGCGTCGATCAGGTTGCCGCCAGTCCGAAGGAAACCGACGAAGCCGACCTGACCGAGCAGCGTGAATGCCGAGTCGGTCATGCGGAAGATCGTGAGATCCATCACGTCGCGGATCACGTACTTCGACATCTGGCCGAACAGGATCGACTTCGCGTTCGCGGCCATCACCGGCATGTGCTGGTTGATATAGATCGGGCGCCCCATCAGGCGATCCGGTGCGCCCCCGTTGATCATTGCGTCCGCTTCGTAGCCCGGCACGAAGATCGGCCGGTTCTGGGCGTCCTTGATCTTGCGGACAACCCTCACCGACGAGTCGTGCATCATGTATCCGACTCCCGGCATGCTCCGGTACGCGGGGTCGACGGAATGCTCGAGATCGACCAGGTCGTCATAAACCACGTTCAGCGTCTGCCCCGTGGCCCCGATCTTGCCGGTGCCGACTGCGGTCACGATGCCGTTCGGTTGCGTGACGCCGTCGCCGATCGTGAAGTGGCGGTTCTGGACGCGGCCCAGGCGCATCGCCAGAAGGCTTTGGATATATGCCTCGATGTCGATGAAGCTGTCCTGCACCAGTTCGAACGGCAACGCGATCTTCTTCGAGCTGTACTTGAACACCGACAGCTGCAGGTTGTTGAACGTGGTGTCGAGACCGCTCACCGGGCTGTTCTGGCCGACGATTTCACCCTCCTCGCTCGTCGGATCGGTGGTCGGGAAGTTCATCGTCGCACCGGTCGCAGTGCGGATCGCGTGGGCCACCGTCCGCATGCCGCCATACGCGCGCATCGCGATTTCCAGCGAACGCTGGTATTCGGTCGCGACCGTGAAACCGCCCTCGGTGGTCGTCGTGGTCGACATGGCGTTCCGGATGTCCGGGGTCTGGCGTGCGAGCATCCGTGCGCGATCTTCGTCAGCCATGTTCGAGATGCCGCCAGCCATGAACGCACGCAGTGCGCGCGATTCATCGCCATGCGCGCCGGGCGTGCGCGTCGCCGCGTTCAGCGCCGCTGCGTGCTGTGCGGCCGGTTCATCGGCTGCGAGCTGCACGCGACGGTTCTCGCGCGCGATGTCGCCGTCGATCGCCTCGATCTCGGCGAGGATCGCATCCATGCGCTCCGCGTCCGCCGCAGGCATGCGCTGGTCGGCCGGATACTTGTTGTTCAGCTCGTTGGCTTCCTTCGCCTTCTGGTTGCGCAGCTCGCGCAGCTGTTGCAGCTTCATTTGGTGCTCTCCGTTCAGAGTTGACCGCTCGCGCAGGTCGTAGGGACGAAAAAAAACCGCCCGAAGGCGGCTGATCTCAGTTGCGCGAGGCGCGTCACTGATGGTTGATGCGGTTCATCATTCGCAGGCGCTGCTGCTGACGCTCGCGATGTTCGGCGGTGATTGCGTCGACGTTCTCGGGGGGCTGCGAGGCCTGCGGCTTCGGCGCATTCGCGTACGCGCTCAGATCCCACGACGCCTGCACCTTTTCAGCGGTTTCCGCGATACGGTCGGCGAGGCCGATTTCCACCGCTTCCTCGGCCGTGAACCACGTTTCGGCTTGCATCAGCGTCTTCATGTCGTCAGCGCTCTTGCCCGAGCGCTTCGCATACTGACTGGCGATGACGCCGTCCGTCTTGTCCAGCAGCGCCGCCACGGCCGTCATATCGGCCGAGTTGCCGATGGCGATCGTCCATCCGCAGTGAATCATATACATCGCGCCATCCGACATCTCGACCTCGTCGGCGGCCGATGCGATGATGGTTGCCGCACTCGCGGCGTAACCGTCGATGTGCGCGATCACCTTGGCGCCGGTGTCGCGGATTGCCGCACAGATCGCCTGCGCCGCGAACACGTCACCGCCCGGCGAGTTGATCCGCAAATGGATCGTGCCGCCGTTGATCGCGCGGATCTGCGGAACGAGCGACTGCGCCGAGACGCCACCCCACCACTCCGCCGTATCGTCATCGGGCACGATGGCGTCATAGATATAGATCGTCACGTCGTCGCCCTGCACCGCGAACGCGCGCGGGTGCCCCTGCCGGCGATTCTTCGCCAACAGTTTGATCAGCTTGCTCATGTTGCTCCTTCGTCAGGTTGCCCGCCCGGCGTCGGCGCCGTCTCGGGCGCGGATGCGGGCTCGACCACATTCGCGGTTTGGGTCACGCCGCTGTTGATCGTGTCGCCACCCTCAACCGGCGGCAGAAGCTTGATGTGGCGAACTTCGTTTTGCGTCATCCAGCCGGGCTCGCCGGCGCGACCGAGCGCAATACGCAGCGCCTCGTTCTCGCTCTTTAGGTCGCCCCGCTCCATGCCGGAAACGTCGAACTCGACGAAAAGGCGCTGACGGGTCGGCCAGAGCTTCCGGTTGAATTCCTGATTGAACTTCACCAGATCACGAAGGAGCGTGAACTTCACGAAGCCCCGGCTCATGTTCTCGATGCCGCTGCCCCACGACGTCGTCTTCTCGGTCGACCCGACCATGAACGGTGGCACGCCCAAGATGCGGCAGATTTCCTCAAGGCCCCACTTCGACGTTTCGAGGATCTGCGCATCGACTGGCGTCAGCGTCAGCTCCTTGATCTGCAGGCCACCGGTGAGAATCGCGGGCAAATGCGAGTTCGCAACGCCACTGTGACGCTCGCCCCACGTCGCGCGCAGCAGCCGCGCTTGATCCTCGGTCATGTTGCCGTCGGTCGTCAACGCGAAGTCCGGTCGGGCTCCATTCGAGAAAAATCGCGCGCTGTACTCCCCTGCCGCGAGCGACGTACCGACAGACTGGCGCGCCGCATACGTGATCGGGCTCGGACTCCGAATCCCGTCATAACCGAGGCTCGGGATATGGATGATGTCTGCCGGGTGCAGAACGTACTCGGCGCCGACCAGCGGTTGCACGCGGTAGTACAGGTCGCCGTGGCTATCCCGGAATGGGAACACACGAAGCGGATGATGCGCCTTGAACGACGTCACCGCATTGCTGCGGAACGACGGCCGCACGATCTCCGCGAAGCAGTCGCCGTAAAAGAGCCGCGCCGCGACCATGTATTCCCAGAAAACCGCAGCCGAGACATCCGGCTCAGGCTGCTCATTCAGCAACCACCAATACGGGTGCTCGACACGCGAACGCCCCACGGCCGTCCGCTCGTAGACTGGCATCGGGAGCGTCGAGATAGCCCCCGCGATCAACCCGACGCACGCGTAGACAGCCGACACCTTCATCGCGGTCGTCTCGTTGACGACCGGGCCGGCGTTGCTGATTGCACCGCCACCGATGATGTTTGCCAGCTCCTGAACAGTCAGGCTCTGGCGCGTCTCGTTGATGTTGTTGATCTGCCCCGTCGCCTCGGGCCCATGCTGCGCGCGCCAGGCATTGAGCACCGACGAGCCCGGCGTCCGGGCCTTCGCCTGAGCAGCCTTGAAAACCGCTTCGCTCATAGGATCACTATTCCAGGTTTCGGTGCTGACTGCGGATTCAGGCTGATCAGCGAAACCGCGTTGAACGTCGCCATCAATGGGTCGATCTTCGCCGTCCCGCTGGCCTGCTTCGTGATCAGGATTGCATTGCCGCGCGGCTCGACGCGCGCGTTTCCGACGCACCAGTTCATCAAGCGCTGGCCGCCGTGAATCAGAGCGCCTTCGGCGAGCTTCCGCTCGGTCGTTTTGATCGCGCCGGTAAGTTTCCAGCCCTGCGAAATCGCGAGCACCTTTTCCTCGGGCACTTCGGCATCGACGAGCGCATCAAGGATCGCGCCGACACCAGCCGGGTCAACGCCGACCTTGTCGAGCATCCCGGATCGCTCGCACTGCGCGACGTAGCCGGCGAGCTCGTCGACGTCGTCGCCGATTACCTCGACGAGCGTCAGGTTGCCGTCCTTCGAGAAGTCCTCGAAGCGCGCCGCTTCCGCCTTGCGCCGCTCGAGCACGGACGGATGCGCCCACGCATGCGTCCACAACAACCACTTGCCGGTACCGACCTCGCGACCCGCGACGGCTAGACCAAGCAAGTCGTCGAGGCCGCCACCGTCGATTCCGACGTCGATCACCTCGGAACGCGCGATCAGATCATCAAGCGAGAGCCGCTCGACTGCCTGCCGCTCCCAGTAATCGGCGCCGGCCCACCGGTCTGATCGCAGTGCCAGGCCGATTTCGACGTTCGCATGCTTCGCGAGGAAGCCGCGGAACGACTCCTCGCCGCCCTCCTTGGCTTTCCGAAACTCGCGCTCGAGAAACGCCTCGTCGACCGAGTAACCGAGGTTCGGATTGACCATCCCGAGGTTCTCGGCGAGCAGATGCTCCTTTCGCTCGACCATGTCGGGCGGATGCTCGAAGATCACCGGCACGAAGCACGGATCATCGATCTTGCCGTCGCGCACGTCGCGCGCGTACCGCAGCTTCTGCAGGAACACGCCCGCCGGCGGATCGTCGGACTGGGTCGTGAGGTAGATCACGAAGCCTTCCGGCCGCGACGCTAGGCCACCGATCGCTTCGCGCAGCATGTTCTCGGCGTTCGGCTGCTTGCCGAAAAGCCAGACCTCGTCAACCAGCGTGCCGACGCTCTTCTTGCCGCCTACCGTATTCGAGTCGGCCGCGACCACCTTCAGTGTCGCGCCCGTCGTGCGGTGCGTGATCGTCTTGATGTGCGCCTGCACCTGGAAGAGATCGTCGAGCTCTTCCTCGTGCTTCACCATGTCCCGGCTCGGCGCGAAGCTATTGTTCGCGACCTCGATCGTCGGGGCGAGAATCGCGTACTCAGCCGACATGCGCCAGTTCAGGATCATGGCCGTCATCATGATCCCGGCAGCCAGCGTCGACTTGCTGTTCTTCTTCGGGATGCACACGAACCATTCGGTGATCAGACGGCGCCCGCTCTCGGCGTCATACGCGCCGAAGATCGACCGGACCAAATCGAACACCCATTGTGCGGACGACTCGCCAAACGTCGGGCTACCCGGCGCATCGACGATCTTCAGCTCCTTGAACACCGCTAGCGCCTGCTCGGCCTGCTCCGGGAAGATCGGAGGCGGAATGATCGACCGCCCCGACTTGAGCCGTTCGGCCCAGTCAGGACAAGCAGTTGACCATTCCATACATCACTTCCTGTTGTTGACGACGAGCTTCGGTGGAGTCAGGGCGCCGAACTTGCTGGCCGCCTTCTTCGCCCGATCAGCCTGCTCGCCCTTCTTGCCGCCCTCTCCCTTCTTGGCATAGAGAAACGGCAGCGCAGAAGAGGCAGCACGAACCTGAGTCGCTGTTGCCTCGATGCGACCGAGTGCGACGTCCTGAAGAAAAGTCAGCATGTCGCGATCCGCCACCGGCACGGGAACAGCTTTCGTGCGCTTCAGCGCGCCGCCATGCGCCTGCGGCTCCAGCTCCTCTTTCTTTGCAGCACGGCGTGGCGCGACTCCCGTCGCCTTCGCCGGCGCCGGCACCTCCGGTTTCGCCTTCGGCTTCCGGCCAGCGCCCGGTCGCGCACCACCGCGACCACTCGCCGACGTTTGATTTTTTGCGGGTTTGATTTCCGCATCAGGCGACTTGGGCTTGCGACCAGCTCCCGGCCGCGAACCCCCGCGCCCATTGGGTTTGCCAGTCATTTGATTTCACCTCGTTTGATTTCCGAGAGGCGTTTGAAGGGCGATTTTTTCTCCGCGTGCGGGGATGCGCGGTGTCCCGCGATGTGCAATCGCAGACTTTCGACACCCCCCCCTGCAAATGCGAATCGTTCGCATTCATTCCCATCCAGCCCGGCCGCTCAGTTGATGGTAATGAGAACGCTTCGCATTCTCTAATCACCGCGCCCGCGCGCTCGCCTCCTCGGCCGTCTTCAGCTTGTGGCAGTCGTCGCAGAGCAGCTGCAGGTTGTCGTCCTCGTTACTGCCGCCCTGCTCGAGCGGCACGTCGTGGTCGACCTGGTCACGCCACGGCAGCCACATGCGGCCACAGCGCTGACACGTGAACTGTTGCTCGACCGCGATGCGCTGCCGCGTCTTGACCCATCGACTGCCGCGGATGCGCGGTGTCGTGCCGGCCTTCGCTTCGAGCATCGGCACGCGCGTCGCAGTCAGAGCTTGAACGCGCGGCTTGAGCGTCGTCAGCTTACGGCTCATTGAACG